GCAATCGCCGTCGTGTCAGTGATCTGCGAAAGAACACCGGCATACGTGAACTTGTCCGTGGCATCCAGTGCCGTAGTACCGTTCCAGAAGTCGTTGCTGGTCTTACGCGTGAAGTCAACGAACATATCGTTGTAATCCTTCGCCGTCAAGTCCTCGAACGTACCATAGTTACGCTCCATCTCACGCGTGAAGTAGTCATAGCGGATACCAGTTGCATAGCACCGGCAGAACGCTGTTTTCCAGTTATCACGGCTGTAATCAGTGGAAAGAGTCGTCGGTTTGTACGACGGAGCCGCAGCAGTACCAAAGCCAACCTTCGGGTCAACAGCGGACGTATTCGCAGGAATCGCTTTCTGCTCGTTGTATACATGCGGATAACCCGATGCACGGACACTGTTTACTTTGATGCCCAGCGAGAAGTCGCGCTTGAGGTAGTCATGCAATACGTTGTCATAATCACCGACAACCAGCATGTGATCTTCGTTATACACCGTTACCGGATTGGTAGCAGCCTGGATTGGCATACCGTTATCGCCGGTAGACATTGCTACGCTGTAAAGTTTATTGTTTGCCATTTACACATCACTCCTTAACTAAAAAAGAACCAAGGCACTAGCCTCAGTTCTTACCTGCGCGAATCTTCGCAATCTCTTTGAGTTTTTCCAGCGGACTCATCGAAGAAGCGTTGATCTTAGCGATGTCATCCTTGCCATCCGATGCAAGTACCGGATTTTCCTCGACGTGCTGCCCTGCTTTCGGCTGCGGAATTACTGGCTGCTCTTTCGATGCTTTCAATTCATTGATAGTCTCGTCAACAGCCTCAGACTTGCTTTTGACTTCATCGAGAGAAGCCTTGACCTCATCGATGGATGCCTTGATTTCCTCTGGAACCTCTACCGGCTTTGCCTTGATTTCCTCAATGCTTGCCTCGATGGATTCCTTGGATGCCTTGATTTCCTCGATAGATGCTTTGATTTCCTCGAACTTACTATCGATAGAAGCGTTGATAAGCTCCTGAATTTCCTGTTTTTCCATTTCCACATCACTCCTTGCTGCTGCTAAGTGCTCGATGAAAGTGTCACTGAAAGCTGCGCATGACTTCCAGAGTATTGCACAGCCATCGCCTTCAAATTCATCGACATAAATCGTTGTTTCATCTTCGTGTGACTTTGTAACGTAGGCTTCGATGCTGAACCCAAGCGAGTCCATGCCATTCATAATCATTTCTGCGACTTCTGGGAACCGGCTTTTCCACACGACGATTTCAGCCATGAGGTTATCGCCTTCTGCCTTGATATTTCGCAAAAATCCTATGTTTTCATAGCCATGATCCGTGAACATCTCAGCACAATCTGCGAATAATCCCTCGGGGAATACACAGTTTAAAGCACTGCCAATGAATGTACTGCCACAGCTCTGCACCGACTCCGGTGTGAACACCACGAGCTTGCCATCGGCTCCGCATGGAGAACCATCGGAAGAAGCACCGATTTTGGTGATACAACCTGTGATTATCATTTTGTTTGGCTCAGATGACAGTGTTATATTATCAAAAGCACACTGAATTTTATTGTTTTCCGTTGTTATCACCTCCTGTCGTTGGTAACTCTGACGTATCCTTCGTTATGCCATTGGAATTAAACCCGCCAGCGATTCCCAGGTCTACATTGATATTCGCTGTTTTTTCTGGGTAAGTCATATTGGCATATTGCGAACTAGACTGTTCGTAACCCATGGCACTTCTGAATTCATTTTCAGTAATGGCTCCGCGATAGTATTCATCGACGAGTCTCTTTGATTTCACGCTGAGCTGTGCCTCGGAAATCACTGGGATTGAACGGTACTTCAATACACCGCCAAGCCCAAGGTTTGCAATGAGATACTGATTGTATAACGTAGAAATCATCGTGTCGTATGGCTTAATAGCATCATTAGACATGATGTTTTCCTGGTCATCATTGGTACTACGATCATTTGCAATGGATAACCCGAGACGTTCCGGCGAAATACCAAAAGTCATGCCAATGATCTGCGTGAGCTTGTCAACCCACTGCAAATATAGGTCATCCTTGTTAATACTGCGAAGCTGCACTGACTGTACATTTTTTGCAGCGGTTACAGGCAAGTGCCCCGTTCCTTCTATTTCCTCGTACATGAAGCTCTGGAACTGCTGACGCTGCTCCTCTGTGACTCCTTCACCGAGATTCAGCAGGAAAGCCGATGTCGCGTTCGTTGCCTTGTCGTTGCTCTGTTCAAGAGAGTCGAGGTAGAATTTCACGTATTTATAGCACTGCATAAGCGGTGACAAGCCTGTGGCACGGTACGTGAAATACGACCGCTGCAAATAGGCAATGTCTTTCGCTGTATAGTAATGCATCCCATCGGATTGCTGCTGGGCATACCTTGCATCATCCGGTGAATCATACGAAAAAGGAACCAACGGCTGAATCGTCGAGCCATCAACGGGGTACATATAGATTGGATGGTTTGGATCGGTGCTATACTCGATATCTACCACCATCGCATCAAGCACCATCGCATCATCAATGAGCCTCTTAACGAAGGACTCACGAGTGTCAATGACATTCGGATGCTCAATCATGTTCGTGAGTGCGGTAATTGCCTTGGTCTGCTTTGAACGCCCATTGAGAACGTCAAAGGTATAGCTCTGGCGAACCAGTGCATCCTGAACGATGGTAATTGCCTTACGAACTACAGGATCGTATGAGAAATTGCGAAGCTGCCTCACTGTTGGGTCCTTTGGTAGTATCGCTTTATGCGCCTTATCTCGAGGAATCCATGTCATGTACTGATCTGTCGGTAGTAACCTCATGAGCGGCGGGGCTTTCGATGCAAGATACCGTGTAAATTTATTAAGTACATTCGTTGTTATCACCCCGCTTTCTATTGAAGTTTAAAGTTGTGCTTTATGGAATCCATTGCCTTGGCAAAGGGAGACTGCTGCCTTGCATTGGTTGGGGCGACGGAGCCAAAGGAGAACTGCGACACCGATGATTCAAGCATTGGTTTCAACGCCATCTCAAGCGCGTCAACGGCATCATCATGTGAGCGAGGAAAAAGTCGAAGCTGACTCAGCAATATGCGCTGGTCATCCTTGAACTTGATATGCCCATTCTTCACATGCGGCGCAAGACTTGTGATACGCGTTGCTTTCTTATCTTTGGTTCCTACATGGAATACCTCGTTCCAATCAAGGTAAATTCCTTCCTCAACCAATTCACGCTCCAGTGTGCTGCTCAAGAACGCTTGCAACTGATTCGTTTCACAAAAAATTTTAGGCTTATACCGATAATATTCAGCGATTATTTTCTTTGCATCATCGACGAGCTTATCACCGCTACGTTTCTCAGCATTGCACTCAAGGACATAGAAGTAATTATCAACACACCGCGCCACAACGATGACAACACTGTAATCGGCAGTGCGTTTCGCTGATACCGCAGGGTCAATGGCGATGTTTACTTCCTTGATTTCCGGTGCAACATCGTACATGCACTTGTCAATCCATGCTTGCTTGAATACTGCCAATTCTTCGGTCTGCGGCATATTCTGAAATTCCGATTGAAAGGAATCCAGTGAGGCTAACCGCTGTTCCATCAGCCACAAGTATTGATCCGGTCGCTGGTCTGGCCATAGGATTTCTGTGCCTTCCAGCATTTCTTCTTTGTGTTCATCATAAAAATCACGGGCATCGTTGTATGAATCATCGCCCCGCGAAAGGTCTGTCATGATTGATTCCCATTCATTCCATAGTGGGCTACGGGAAAATTCAATGACAGCTTGGAATCTCTTACGCGCCCATGAGCTATACTTTGGTTCTGTCAGCAAGTGCCACAGAACTGAATTGTACGACAGCACCGTACCGATGAAAAAGATATCACTATTCCCAGGAGCACCCATCGGTATACAGTCTGCGTTCAACCAGTGCTCCAGTTCATTTACGCGGTCATTACTGGCGACCTCATCCATCGATTCCATATCATCGCATATTGTGAGCTGGGGTCTATTTCCGTTGAATTGAAGTCCGCGTAGCTGGCTTCCTGCGCCCTTCGATATAATGAAAGCACCGTTTTGCAATAGCAATTCAGTGGAATTCCATATCGAATCGCCCTTCTGTTCACCAAAGTCATCCTTGATTTTGTCATTGGATTCAATAGCTGTTCTGATGTTGATAATGAACTGTGCCGCAACCTTCGATGTAGCCGATATGATTACAATGAATTTCTTGTAGCCATAGAGCATACACCATAGGGGCAACGCATACGATGTAACCGTTGATTTAGCATGAGAACGCGGTGCACTAATACACAGCTTCGACTCTTGCCTCTGTTTATTCAGTATCGTGTCCTGGTATTTATCGATAATCCAAAAGTGAAACCCTTTAGACCAAGGAGACCGAAATGCATCGCCAAGGTAATATTCGCAGAACAGCTTGAAATCAGTGGCACATTTGTCCTTCATTGACTCACCGTTAAGCGTTGTACGTCGAAGTTTCGTGCCAAAGATTTCCTTCATTGCATCTGCCAAAATATCACCTCCAGTCTTTTAAGCAATCCGTATTAAATCCCTGTTGATTGAAGTTTTCATATCCCTGTTCCTGTCCAATGAAAAATGCGGTGTTATATCCATCGTTGTCTACTTCGCGTTCACAGATTGCCATGTAGCCATCATCAAACATCGAAACAATGCCATCGTCAACAACCTTGTCCAATAGCTGTTCTTTGGTTTCTGTACCGTCCCACTCTTCGATGTTATCGAGGTCATCATTGACTACCTGTAAATATCCATCGAGAAGCCAGCGCATCTTTTTCTGTGCCGCCTCCTTGGTAGAAAATACATACACATTGCTAGTCCACCATTTTTCATCACTCAAAACAAAAACGTTCATTACTTTCCTCCAACAAAATAAGCACCGCTTACACGATGCTTTTTACATGATATTTCTCAATGTGTTTCAATATTTTCCAGTATCTCTCTTTGGAAAAATATGGTTGAGCCTTGTACCAATCATCCATTCGATGTTTTAGCTTTGATCCATTGCATCGTCCACAGCTGCACACAACATTCTCGATGAGGTCACACCGTTCCGGCGACGTAGCATCAATGATTGTCTGCGGTATAATATGCTCTGGTATTAGCGCAACCTTTTCACCGCAATAAGCGCAGCGGCCACCGAACTCATCGATAATCTTTTGCCATTCAACGGAATTGCCACCGAATCCATTGAGGTTCACTAGCTTACCCATTTCACTACGGATAATCGTGTGTGTTTCTAGTCCAACAACAAGTTCCTGTATAACCTCCAGTGGCACGCGCTGCATTATCCAGTCACGCACAGTGATATGGATTTTGTCAGAGTATGGAACCTTGATTCCGTAATAATCACCGATATCATCGTAGAAGTCCCTGACCCGATCCGTTGGCATCACAGCACAATACCTTGTTTTCAGGAAATCAAAGGTATAGCGCGGATTGATAAATGGTTTTATAATGCCGGAATCGGTGAGCATGTTACGCATGTCATTGAGTTCATCGGTAAGCTCTGAAACTTTATCAGAGACAGCGTTATACCCCTGCTTAAGTCTTATTGATTTTAGCAAGGCTTTTACTTGACGTTTGAACTCTTTTGCCTTGGGTTTCCTCGACTGCATCATTACTTCATAGAATCCATCCTCAGTCAAAAACCATGCTTCCTGGTTGCCGCCAAGGGTCGGAATAGTGTTCCGAACCTTTTCATCGGCGTCTACCTTGGCAAGCATCTTTGAAACCGATGATTTGTCATACTCAATCCACTCAGCAACATCCTTCGCAAGGAACAACGGCTCCTCGATGGTTCCATAAAATTCAAAGTTCTTACCAAGAATTTCTCTGTTGTCAACTACGGCAAGAGCGGTGCTCATCTGTGCTTGTGCTCATGAATTTCACGCTTGGCTTCGCGCTCATCAAATTTATCTTTGACAACTCGACGAACGTCTTTTGCCTTTTTCACATGATTAGCAACGTGCCAGTCTTTGTGCTCAATGCTCACTGATCTGCACCTCCAAGTTTCTTTGCAATACTCTTTGCAACGGCAAGGTCATCGGCATCGAGAGTAGCATTGGCACTATCACTGGTTGCCTTGGCTTTAACATAGGCAAGCTCAAGGGTAGTCAACGCATCGTTGTAGTCTGCCGACGCAATTTCCAGCGTCTTAGCAGTGGTGAACTTATGCCATTCACCGTCTACATAGAATTCAGTGATAGAAACAGTGAACGTACCTGTGCCTGTAGTCGTTACTGTACCTTCGAGTCTTACTGCGTCATTAGCGTTAATCATCTATATCAACCCTTTCGTATGTCTTATTGAATATCTCTGGTTTGCATGGATAACATTCACCGTTTATACCGCGAATCACATAGTCACCATTACTGGCTTTCATCGTCCCATCAATGGTTTCAATGTATGCCCATAGATTTATGCACGGGTCAAAAGCATCGCGAGTGTCCTCGTTGTCACAGTGGAGTGTGATGACGTTTGCCGTGACTCTATCCATGAACCAATCAGGCATAGCTTCGTCATATCCAATGCGGAAAGCATCGATAATCACTGGTTTCTTCCTATACTTCATCGTATCCTCTCCTCAAGCTACTCCTGAAGGCGCGATGGTCTGTAGCGCAGCAATAAGTGCTGGCGATTCACCGAACGACTTCATGATCTCATCGTAGTCATCATCATTTAGCTTTGCTCTCAATATGTCCCGTATGATATTCATTGCCCGCGCAACGACTTCATAGCGATACACTTTTTCCTGTAGTTGTCCAATGTCAGTCGCAAGGGTTTGCTGACGTAGCGTCAGCTTATCCAACGAATCAACAATAGACTTCAAGTCCTGTACCTTGACAGTTCCCTTGCCTACCTCATCGCTCATCACGTCGAGCTGCACGGTAATAATGTCAATCGCAGTGTTAATCAAGTTCAGTGACTTGACCTTTTCATTGTAGACATTGATTGCCTCGTTCTCACTGAGGTCTGCCTTATCACCACCAAGGTTATTATCACGGCACCACCGCGCAATGGCATTGTGACTGATCTGATAACCATTGGGAATGACACCGGACTCATTGATTTCCTTAGTTATGTCGCGGTAGCTCTTGCCATGCAAACGCTTATCGCGGATCAGGGCAGTGAGATTATATTGTTCTACCAGCGACTGCCCAGCGCGTTCATTGTGCGGATGGTTTGGCGTCGTTACTCTCGGTGGCGGTGCTGGTGGATGCGGATTAGACATTGCTATCACTTCGCTTCATCTTTATATCTCCTTTGACATCTCTCGATGTACAATTCACTGGTGGCATAGTGCCACCGTATTCAATGCATCCCGCAGGACGCAACGTATTTCGATGAACCTTCCAGAGTGTTCCCTGGGCAGTTCCATTGGGTGCAGGGAGGCAGAGTCGAACTGCCATCGACCAGCTTATGAGGCTGGGGTTCTACCATTAAACTACCCTGCATTTGGTGCATCGCCAGCGACTTGAACGCTGAACCTACCGGTTAAAAGCCGGGTACTCTACCATTGAGTTAGCGATGCGTGGACGGTGTTTAGGTCGCCGCCAAACCTTGTGCACCCAAGTCGAACGGTGCTGTGCGCTGTATCGTCAGCGGTTTCTCCATCGTGTATCTTCGATTGGCTCGACACGACCGATGAAATTTCCTAGGACATCACCGGATTAACAACGTCTTGCGGTGCTTGACGCTGTTATCATCTTATAAAACTGGGATAACTTCCCGCATAAGCCAACGCTTCAACGCTGGCACCTTTGGATTCGTTGATCTGTTCAGGAGCTTCCACATGTGTTTCTCCGACAAAACCTTGATCTCCACGGCTCGCCCGCGACTGTCAGGGATGTACTTTGTTATGTTACCGATTCTCGTTGCGAACCAGCGATGTCCATCATCACGAATGGCAAGGAGAGTTCCAAACGGACCGGTGAATTTCTTGAACGCAGTGTTCTTCATTGGCATACCTCCGGTAATCTATGATTCTTAACAATGTCAATTTTCGGAAAGAGAACTTCGAGAATGCGCTGCAACTGAGCATCGGTAAGCCTATCTCCATCAGTGCCACGCAGGAGTTCGTCGGCTTTCTGCTCCGCCTTTACCACTGTTTCCAGTTCAAACGCAGTGAGCTTATCGCGGAGACTGTGCTTCTTGCCAACGTGAAGTAGAGATTTAATCTCTGATGCCTTCATGCTGAACAGTGCTCTATAAATGGCATTTGTGAAATTACCATAGCAGTAGCCACGAAGCGGCTTCGGTTTCTCACTGACATGCCGCGCCTCATCGAGAGCGTTGCAAGCATCCTTGCGAGGTGCGATGCTAAGTTCGCGCATCAACTGCTGTTTCATTGCTTCGCGTTGCTGATCTGCGGAGACTATGCTGTATGATCCTGTCTTGCGAATGCTTGGCAGGACTTCCGATGTCACCCAATGCTTGAACTTCTTTGCCGATGGAAGTTTCGATGACATAATCAAAGAATACATTCCAGACTCAGAAATAAGCGTGGGGGTGGGGTCTGTTTTACTGTAACGCACGGATGCAGTTGTTTTATCGTCGTCATCGATATGATCAGCGATGGCTTTTCGAGAATTCTCATAGCCTAATGCCTTGCATACATCGATGCCATAGAACCAAACATCGCCCTCGATGTTCACCGTGCGGAGTTCACCGAACTCACCGCTGTCAAATACTTTTACCATTGAATTTTCCATTACACATCAACGTCCCTTCATAAATAGTGCCAAGGATTATTCCTTGGACTTGCAACGTCTTTTAAAGGTTAAGACGGTGCCAGCAATGGGGACGTTGAAGCCATTGCCCTTCAGGAGCTACCCTAGACACCGCATTATAAACATAAAAATAAGCACCGATTTCTCAATGCTTTCTCAGGAACTCTTTGTAATTGTCCCTCTACTAATAATGCCCAGAACTGCCATTTTTCGCTACTTTTTCGTTCACTTTTTCAAAAATATTTCAGAAATTTTTTATGACGATCACTAAATGCACTGTATACGTCATTGGTATACAATAATGCACCTAAGGTATACATAGAAATTCCGGCATGTAGTTTATTGGATGAAGCTATTACACCGCCATGTCCCTACGACGACGCTCCCTGCAACTCTTTGCATACGCCGAACGCAGCGCAGGAGATGTCGGTGGAAACTCAATGCCATTTGATAGGTCTGTATAGGCTTTCTTCTTCTTGATTTTCTCGACTGTACCAAGGCTTATGCCAGTAGATTTTGCTATGAATGACATTGGCTGCCCCTGTTTCAGCATATCGATTGCGGTGATAACCATCGGCTTAACATCGGGTTTGTCCTTCGCCTTCTTGAAGTTGTACCCATTCTTAAACCCATGAATCCGATGAAATTCAACATCGTCGCCTCCAGGAGTCTCATTGTATCCTTTTCCTTCATAGGTATTGAAGTGACTGATCCAGTGCTGTTCTCTGTCATTCAGTGATGGCTCATCGCACAGTTCAATGATATAGAATATGAACTTCCCAGTGCTCCATGCAGCGGACAATCCTTTGTTGGTGTGCTTGCCTTCCATGAGATTGCCGATGTGTTTCCTCCACCTCTTGAAGATATTCTTCGACCTGCCGATGTACTTTTCACCGGTGTCTACATTTTCAATACAATAAATGCCCGAGAAATCTCTAGTCACTTTCATCACCCCTTCATAGAAATCCATTGCAACCAAAGAAAATTCATAGCAATCCACCGAATGGGTTTCCGGTGAACTCCTATGAGCCGTCTTTGTAATCAATGTTGAGTTATGCCTT